CCAGAAGAAATCGATGTCGGGTAGTAGAAATAATGCAGTTCTATGGTGTAACCAAGATCCGGTGTGGGCCCTAATATAAATACCAGCTTGTTTGTGGCTGTTGGGTAGTCGGGCCCAAATAGTGCATAGCAATAAGGCAGACCTGTATTACCTGCACCCGTAGGAATCGGGAATGACTCTCTAATAAAGTTAACGTCTTTATTGAGCAGGTAATGATAAGCACCGGATGGCTCTATAACCGCCATAGAGTATGGGGCTAAAAAATCTGTCGGGGCCTGCAAATACCTATTGTTAGCACTGCACTGGCCGGTGACATTTTTTCTCAGACTGGCAAACTGAACCGAATTGTAAATACGCTCTTCTGCTTGCGTAACAAATGCCGTCAAGCTATCCGTGGAGAACGTCGTCTCCATGTAATCCTGAATCTGTGTCTTCAGGTCGCCCCAGTTCACGCCATCGGCCCCCGGCACATCGTGCCCTTAGTCGCTGCACCAGCACCACGCATTTTAATACCATTTGTCTTGATTGGCTTATCAAGCTTGTTGGTATAAGCGCCTACGCTCATGGCAATCGTATTGGTACTGCTATGGTCCGGTCCAGATCCTGGGTTCTCAGAAGCCCTGGTCTTTTTCCCGTCCATCGTGTGTGGCTCTGCATATACAGACGCAGGGCCAATCTCTTTGCCGCCACGCTTCATAGAATACTTGGCCATCACTTCATTCCTTGGTTTCTTGCCCTAGCCATGTTGCGCCCCATCTTGCGCATCATCTCGCCGGTAGGTCCGCCTTTGCGTAACTTCTTGACGTCAGCATCCGGGTGAGCCCCTTTGCCTTTTGCCATGTGCTTCTTGAGTGCTTCCATTGGTTTCATATCAAACTCCTATGCGACAGTAACTGAGTTTACAAGTCCTTGTGGCACCAAGTGATTGGGCGTTAAGGCTGCGTCAAACGATCGTGAACCACCTACTGGGTTAAATCCCCACTCTATTACCCTACTTCCATCCAAAGGCACACCCGTATAAAGAGGGTTTGTTCCTACCGTATAGTTTGTCTGTAAACCGTTATAGCCTGACTGATAGTAAGAATTTGAATCGGTCCTTGGATTTCTTACAGCCTGTGGATCGTTAACTGGGTACATGCCAAGCTGCAATTGCGGCTGATCTGGCTCCCAGCATTCTGGACATACCAGTATATTGACATTTTTTGTCTTAATTGTCAGCGGCTTAAGCTGTTTAAGCTTATAGCGAAAGTTGCACCTATCGCACTGGGCGATTGCAAACTTTCCACTGGCAAACTGATTTGGCATTAGAAGTTCACACCCAAGAATGACTGCCTTGGCACAAACCTAATAGGCGCCTTCTCGCGATCCTCTGATGATGCAAGATCCCAAGCTTCATCATATTGAGCTTTGAGCATGGCCATCCGCTCCAACCCACCATCCACCTTCATGGATAGCTTGTAAGCTAAGCCTGCAATCATCGCCTCTTGGAATCTGTACGGAATATCTTCAACGTTCACACCATTACCGGCGTCCTGCATCCTTCTCAGGCGCCAATAAACCAGCGTGTAGTACGGATTGCTGATCGTTCCTTGATCCGGGGCCGGCCATACAGTGACGTTTGGGAACTGCGTATTACTTACCGCATCACCAGATGTATGCGACGCAGCCGTCGTGTTGTTCTGGCCGCGCAATACATTGTTCAGCGTTGCATAAGTCGAAGCACCCGTTGCCACATTCTCAGCTTGGGTTGCAGTTCCGTAGTAATAAATTGTTTCCGAGCCAATGTTTGCATATCCTGCATATGGTATCCCCTCGACGCTAGACATCGGTACTGTCGTAGCTGAGGATGAAATATTAGCTGCAAGCGTTGCATTAAATACATACGTTTGACCACCCTGTCTGTCGATGTAAATTTGGATTGGCCGGCCGGTGGCAAGCTTGTTCGGGATGGTTGAGTATGTACTAACCGAGATGCGACTGATATTGATGTCGGTTTGATTTTGGCTTACCCCAGTACGAACAATAGTTTCCACCAGGTCCACCGTGTTTATTGGCAGCGGGTAGGTGATCTGATTTGCGTACAGAGGAATGGCTCCCTGCTCCATCGTCCACAAATTAATACCGCGGTTTGCCCATTCGGTAATTAACAAGTTAAGCGAACGTCGAGCTGTCCTTAAGTCATACCCAGACCGCAATTCTTTCCCGCAGCGCTCATACGCCTCCTCAACCATCTCATTGAGGTTGGGATCAAACGTAGTGGTTCCGGTCGTATAGGCCATTATGATTTCCTTGCCGCCCGCATATTATCCACGAGATTCGGATAGGGCCGACCCGCAGCTTTTGCCATAGCCTTTGCTTTAGATTTCTTCTGCGGGCTCATAGGTTTTGGTTTGCCAAGGCTTTTTGGCCTTGGCTTATTCCATACCTCACCGCCCTCAGCAAATTGCTGAAAGTCTGTATCATCCCGCCGCCTCTTTGTCTTGGCTTTGGGCATTTTACTTGGGCTGATTGCCCCCATTCCCCGGCTGGCTAGCATTATCAAAAGCTCCTACAAGTGCGGCTAATCCAAAGTTGCCCGAGTCTTGCAGCGGGCGTAGGTAATTTGGTGCTTTGAACGGATCGTATGGCCCAAACTCCGGGGCCGGAACATTGGGTTGCGCATAGTCAATATATCGCTTTGTTTGATCATAACCCGGAACCATAAATAATGGAAAGGGTGCAGGCTTTGTGGTAACAGGTTTGGTAGTAACAGGCTTTGTTGTAACCGGTTTGGTTGTTGTCGGTGACTCTGTTGTTGTAACAGGCATCGATGTCGTTTCTGTATAGCTCAGCGTTGGCGGCCAAGGTATTGTTGGCGGCGGCGTCGTAAATGTCACGGTTTCCGTAACAGTTACCGTCGGTGTCGGCGTTGTAATAACGAGTGTCGGCGTAAACGTAATCGATATCGTCTCGCTTGGCGTCTCTGAGATTTGTTTCGTGATGGACTGGCTAACCGTTTCTGAAATGGATTCGCTTACAGAAACCGTCTGGCTAACTGACTCTGATATGGACTCATTAATTGACGTTGTTACAGATATGGTTGGCGCAACTGATTGGCTCACTGACTGGCTGACCGACATGTCAGCAGAAATACTCTGAGAGATTGATTCGGATACCGATATCGATGCGCTTTGCGAAAGCTGCTGAGATACCACCTCGCTTAACTTTTGCGATATCGATATGCTCTTTGATATCTCAGATGTCATTTCCTGCGATACAGAAGGGGCAACCGTTTGGCTTAGCTCCTGTGTCAACTGCTGTGACACTTGCTGGCTTAACTTCTCTGAAATAGAGACGCTCTTAGACACCGACTGCGACGAAGATTCGCTTAGCGATACAGACTCACTGATTGAGTTGGATATCGATGCGCTTAAGTTCTCTCGCTCGTCCCTGGAAATCTCTTCAGAGATTGACTGGCTTATGGAATTAGATATTGATTCGCTAATAGACGCGATAGTACTAATGCTCTGAGAAATTGAGCTGCTTATTGAAGCAGATATCGATTGGCTTGTGCTAATAATGACCCACTCGCTCAGAGATATCGACTGGCTAATACTTGCTGAAATTGAGTTCGATATTGACTCAGACTGAGATATTGCAGTGCTTATACTTTGTGATAATGAAGCGGCAGTGGATATAGACTGCGATTCGCTTATAGAAATTGATACTGATACGGCTTTGGCCGCGTCTTCTTTAATTTTGTTGCTTATGCTTATCGCTTCCGATATCGATTTGCTTGTGCTTACTCTGTCTGCCTCGGCCTTTGCCTCTGCCGCTAGTTTTTGAGACAAAGAGATTGAATTGCTTATGCTTATCCTATCTGCTTCTGCCTTGGCTTCTGCCTTGGCTTCTGCCGCCTGCTTTTGCGATAGTGAAATAGATTCACTAATACTGATTCTTTCAGCCTCTGCTTTTGCTATGGCCGCCAATCTCATCGATTCGGATTGACTCAATGATTGTGAAACTGAGGCTGCCTTTCTTGCGTCTTCGGCAATCTTCGCCTTATCCGCTTCTGCTTGGGCGGCAATCTCCGCCTCGCTTTTCCACCCACCTCTATCAAGTCCCAGCTTGACGTACGCATCAATATCTGCGTCTGCCACCCCCATGTTTTTAAAAGACGAGGCTGTGTATTTATTACCATTAAACCAGTTTATTTTTTGCTCTGTTGAATATGTATCCCATTTCGCAGGTATATTAATAATCGTACCGTTGGGTGATTTCCACGCAATTGTTTTGCTTTCTTCTGCAATTTCCGCTTCGGACTTCCAGGCGCCTCTGTCTAGGCCTAACTCAACATAAGCAGAAATATCAGCGTCTGACACCCCAAGATTTTTAAATTTTTCGGCGTCTAATTTGTTGTTATTAAACCAGTTAATTTTTTGTTCAGTTGTGTATTCGCTCCACAGTTTTGGTATTTTTAATACCTCCCCGTTTGGAGCCGTCCAATCCACTAAAGCTTTTTCATCCGCCTCTCTTTCGGCGGCCTTTTTTATTCTTTCTGCGTCTTCTGCTTCTTTTAAAGCGGTTGAAAGTGAAATTGAATTGCTTATGCTTACACGTTCAGCCTCAGCCTTAGCATCTGCCGCAGCTTTTTCTGCCGCTTCTCTTTCTGCCTTGGCAGCAGCTTCCGAAATAGAAATTGAATTGCTAATAGATCTTGATATCGAGACTGCCCGAGCCGCGTCTTCAGATATTTTTTTCCTGTCTGCTTCTTCTCTTGCTGACTGTAAATCTTTAAATTCTTGAGTGGACTGGATATTGTTAGTTATTTTGGTTGAATCAAGATCACCGGTTTTTAATCCGGTTAGAGCAGTTTCTAATTCTGTTTTTGTAGGAGCTCGGCCAAGCGTATTTTGATAGAGCGTATTAACCAAATCAAAGTTCTTCCCTTCCGCCGTTTGGTTAAGGAAAGTTTCTAATTCGTTTTGGTTCTTACCTACAATCCCTTGGATATTTGATGCTATCTCATCGTACGTTGCTGTGCGTCCGGTCTGGTTCTGGTAAGCACCGTCAATCGTTGATAACAACGAATCCATCTGGCCGGTTGTTAGCTGCACCGGCTTGGTGTCAAACCCCTCGATGTTTAGCACCGAACCCTTGGTAAGGTTCTGATTGGATACATCAAGAACGTATGTCTGGTTGTTAGGTCCACTAATAACCGCCGTGTTGCCAATAATCGAAGTGACTGTACCTTTTACGTCCGCTGGTATTAGCTTGGGATCAATACCTACTTGGTAACCCAGGCCGTCAAGGTTTTTGATTAACTGGCCTTGGCCCTGCGGCGATAGTAGATCTGCAACAGAGGTTTGAATGTTTGCCTTTGATCCAACGGCGCCGGCAATTACAAATGACGTAAGCGCATCATTAAGATCAATCTTCTGGCCCATACCAATTTGGTTGGCCACATACGATGCCGCTTCTTCAAGTCCGTCTACAGCTCCATGGTATGGCGTAGCAACCAACTGGCGTAAAGCGGTCTTCCCTCCGGGTATAAGACCCATGACCCCGCCAACGATGGTTTCCGCCAGTGCGGCTGGCATGGCACCCTGTCCAGCAAGCTGTGCTGCAAGCTTTGGATCTAACCCGTCTTGTATAAGCTGAGCGATGTTTTCTTCTGCAATACCGCCGTAATTCAAAGCCAGGTCTGACATGGCCGAACCAAGCGCAATACCTGGCGCCGTGCCTATGGCCTTTAGCGCCTTGCCCATAAGAGCAAACGAGATCATGTCCTCGGACAGCTCTTTGCTTGCAGTCCATGCAAGGCTTGCGAAACTTGTAGGGCTTTCGGTTGCCCACTGCCATGCCGCGCCAAGCTTGTTCCAGGCACCATCCGCCGCAGAAATCCTACCCATCTGCCTGTTTGCCTCTGCCGCTAACTCCGGCATAAGCAGGTCGGAGCTCTTGGAACCTATCTCGGCAATACCACGCAAAGCAACCGCAACATCGTTCGCTGCGTCACCCGTTACAACAGAAGCTATACCCGCGCCTGCGCGAGGGAACAGAGAAAGGAAGTTTGCGTTTAGCGAATTAATGAAGTTCTGCGCCGGAGATCCCACAGAGGCGCCAGCCTTGACGCCTTCATATACAGTCTTGGCTATGTCATCAATAACCGCATTTCTTGGTAACGGCTCCCCAGGCTTGCCTTTGTTGAGCGCCTCAATGACCTCGCCAGGTAGTGGGTTCTCCCCATCCTTAATTTTCCCTGCTTGGTACAAGGCGCCTTGTGTGTACTGATACGATCTATAACGGCTTAAAAGCTCGTCTTTGACGCCTACAGCACCCAATACTTTCTCAAACTCTTCAAACGACAACATCCGTGAAGTCGTCTGCTTTTGAGAGTCAATACCTAAGGAGTTTTTGCCTATCGCAGCCTTCTGGTCATTCCACCCGGTAACGACCTGTCGCGCCATGGCGTCCGTCATGCCATCGTTTTGCTTCAGCAAATTGATAGCCTGAGCTTCTGTCATCGTGCTGCCTGGCGCAAAGAACTTCTCTGCCGTCCCAGTAAGCTGCTTACTCAAACGATCTACATACTGCTGTTGCTGCTCTATACGGTACTTATCAATTGACTGTGGCGTAGCACCAAGGAACGTATCGGTAATATCCTTGCCGGTTCCATCTCTGGCAGCCTTGACGTAGTACGAACCATCATCAGGGTTCTGGGCCCATGAGATTTGCGTGCCCTTTCGGTCGATAACCTGCCACTGCCTGAGCCCAGCTACAGCCGCCTGCGTAGCCTCCGATGACGTAAGTTCGTCACCAGCCTTTACCGCCCGGTAGTAAGTAAGCTGATCATTCGCCACGTCGCCACGAATACCTGCGGCCTCCATGGCATCACGAAGCTGGGCTTCTGTGGCATTACCCTGAACAAAATCTCTGGCTACATTAGGATAAGCATTCCTTGCAAGAACCTGCTTATCTACGTTTCCAATAACTCTGTCAGCATCTTCGGCTGAGTAACCTAAGGTTTGGAGTCTTTGTACTATTGATTCTCTTGAAACGTCACTACCAACCGCCGCATAATCTTCGATCGCTTGGTTGGCGTTACGCGCTCGCTCAATGTACTGCTGGTTAGCAGTTTCAATCTTTTGAATCTGAGCAGCAGAATAACCGGCCTGCCCTAGCTCATACCTAACATCGTCGGGGCTCATTACCCCGTTATTCATTTCTCTTAATAAAGAGCTAACAAATTGAGACTGACCTGCATTAAGACCAGCCTGTATGCTATTCCACTCATCGGCCGTGTAGGTTCTGCCAGGCGAGGCGCCCGTGAGCATAATCCTATTGCCATCGTCGTCAGCAACATACTGGTTGCCGTTGACATCTACCGACACAGCGCCGATAGCGTTTGTTCCTAGCTTTTGTAAGGATTCGCTGGCTTTTTGTAGGTTTTCTGGCAGGTTTTTGAGCTGATTAACCGTGGCAGTTAAGCCGCCCATGGCGTTCATAGCGCCAACAAAATCACCTCTATCAAGCGCCTGTATGACTCGTAATGCCTGGCCTGCTGTACGCGCTTCACTGCTATTTGCCAGGACGCCGCCCAACTGTACTGCTGTAGCCCAATCCCCGCTGTCAATAGCCTGACCAAGCCTTACCGCGGTCAAAGCGTCGTTTATCTTGAAGCCACCGCCAATTTCTATGTTGCCTACATTTTTTGCTATCTCTGTGGCAAATATTGATTGTGCGATAGCTATCGGGTTACCGCTTTTTATTGCCTGCGCTACGTTAGCTGCCTGCGCTATTTCGGTAAAACCACTCATGCCAGCCAATGTGGCAATTGCACTGATTGGATTGCCGGTCGATGCCGCCTGAACAGCAACCGCCACTTGCGCGATTTGCTGAACTATAGGTATAGGAATCCAAGATAGGAAGGATGCGATTGGAGCAAAATCACCAAGCGGACCTTTATCTTCAAAGCCGGCCGCTATTTTGATAGCACCATTTTGTTGTGGTATCAGGTAATACCTTGTCCTACCCTTACCTTCACCATAACCGCCTATCTGTGCAGCAGGTGAATTGATATCTGATTCACCTAGTACTTTGTTCGTTGTTTTGTCGTAATAGACAATCTTTTTGCTAGGCGTTTCGACGGTATTACCGTCAGCATCTGTCGATTGTTGTGCGTAATTTTCTATCCGGTATGTTATATCGGTAGCATTACGAACACCCCGCCCCCAAAGCTCAGAGACTAAGTTGTTCTGATGCGTACCATACCCGCCGTTCTTCGACCATACACCGAGCTGCCCTGAATCAGTCAGCGTATTTATCTGACTAGATAGCTGATTTTTTGCAGATGTATCTGCTTGGAATGCGAGAGCTTCGGGTGTGTTTGCCGTTGCTAAGTATTCAGCTCTTGTAAGCTCTGCCCCGGTGGATGGGTTGATGTAACGTACTGAATCAACCGGAGACTTAAAAGACCCAGTGTAAGCCTGTGGGTCTATTAACCGAGGCTCGGTGTCTATCTCCCAGTATGTACCTAGTACTGGGTCATACAGCTTATCTTCTAAACCAGGCACAATTTAGGCGCATCCGCCGCCTGCCATACGAACCATCTTGCCCTTGGTTTTACCTTTTGATGCCACGCCATCACGGCTAGGTGCCGCTGTTTTGACAGCGCCCATCTTAGTCATGCCACCAGCTTTCATGCCTTTGGCCTCAGCCTTCTCATGCTTGATCATGGACTTGGGAGCTCCTTTAGCTTTCATAAAAGCAAGCTCTTTCTTAACCATGGCTTTGGGCTCACCGCCCGCTTTGTAACCTTTCATAGCTCTTTGCTCCGATAGTCCAATCGCAATTGCTTGCTTGGGGTTAGTAACTTTCTGGCCTGAAGAGGATTTAAGTTTACCCTCTTTGAACTCACGCATTACTGTACCAACTTTGTCTTTCATATGTACCGCCCGCGTGTCTTTCCACGTGATGCAATCCCATCAGCTCGCCTAGAGGCGGATCCAACTTTACCACCAGATTTGCGGCTTTCAATCACATCGTCGCTTCGCCTATCCCTGTCTAGCAATCTGCGCTTGTTCTTTGCAGCAGCATACTCAACAGGGCCCATGTCTTTTTCATAAGGCAATCGGCGCTTGGGCGATTCTAACTGCTCAGGCTCTTTGCCGCGCCTTGCTAGCTGACCGCTTTTAGGAGCCAATGCGCCGCCTTTAGGCTCACTTCCCTTTGTTGCTACCTCCGCGCCACGTGGCGCTTTGGTTGTCAGCTCACCAGGTTTAGATTGTTTGGCGCCATAGTAATAATCAACGGGAGGTTTTGCCGGAGATTGTTTAGCCACTTCCTGCGGGATTCTTGGCTCTACCCTTGGTTTAGCTGCCTGAGCTGCTTTACTTCCAATACCAGAACCAAGAGAGCGCAAAGCTTTCAGGCCTGGCCCGCCCAATAATGCTGCTTCCGGGGCAACCGGTTCAAGAGGCTTATCGACAGACTTTAGACGTTCTATCTCTGCTTTGGCCCGCGCCTGCTTGCCAGCTTCGATAGCAGCCATCTCTTGCTCAGCAGTCTTGCCCATGGCTGTACGACCCATGGGTTTTGGAGCTTGCTGGCTAGGTTGTGCAGCCGGTTTCGGTGCTGGTTTTGCAGCCGTTTTAGGCGGCGTCTTTATGGCGGTGCGGGAAAACCCTGCTGTACCAGGTTCCGCAAATTCATCTACCGTTGTGGCGCGAGTTACCTGTGGCGACCTGACCGGAGAAACCTCCGCCATCTGGCGGCGTCGTTCATTCTCTTCAATGTTGCGCTCAATCATTTCCTCACGGGAACCCATCCCGTAATCTTCTGAGCTCACATCGCCGTATCCGCCCTCGACGTACTTACGTACTTTGCGCTTCATAGCTAACTCCAGAAAACTCCGCCACGTGGCGGAGTTATTTCATGCGGACCATAGTGCCTTTGGTCTTGCCACGCTTAGCGCAGCCATCTGCTGCCTTCACGTAACCGCCTGACTTAAACATCTTGCCAAGGTTAGGACGCTTGTCCATCTTCCTTAGCCTCTCATCCTCTACCTCTTGCTGCATCGCACCACGCTCTTTCTGGGTGGGCACAAGATCGTAGTTGGGATTGTAGTTCGTGTCGCCATGGCGCCCACGGCCTTTACGGGGATCATTTTGCATCATCATTTCCTTTCAGCGAGGGCATCAATTTTTGCTTCAAGTCTTGCAAAGCCTGTGTCAAAGCGTTCAATAATCTTTTCCATGTCAGCACGAACTTCTGCGCGAGTGATGTGATCACGGGCAATTTCCTCCCGAGTTCTGTTCAATAGAATCTGGATGCGCTTCTGCTCATCGGATGCTTGCTTAAGCATGAACATCACCAGACCCACCAAGAACGAAGTGATTAGATTCCAAACCAGCGTGCCCGTTTCCATTTAGCACTTCCACTTCCTTAGTGATTTATTGATACGGCTATCTGGATCGTTAGCGGTTTTGGCTGACGTAAGCTTCTTTTTCATGCCTGACATCCTGGCGCAAAAAGATTTCTTACGTGACCCGCCTTCTGGCTGAGGCGCCTTTAAACCTGGCTTACCAGGATTGGCTGCGTTGTAAGAAGCCCGGCCCTTGGCATTTAAGCCTCCCTCCGGGTTTTTGCCTTCTTTCCTCTGCCATGCAGGAGACTTAGCCATAAAACACCGTTACTTTGGCATTGGACAACGTGGCATAAGCGCTGGTTTTGCACCAAACACCCTGAGCTGGGATGACAATATTGAATGTCTCACCGCCGGCAATCGTGTTTATCGTAAACAATGTGGTTCCACCAGAACCACCGTCCTTGATAATCACGCTACCCGCGGATGCGCCAGGCTCC